AGTGTCCTAGTAGTATGAGCAAGCAACCAATGCAGAACAAACATATTGAACACCCTGAAGATTCTATTTTGACTGGTGATCTGTCGGTTTTAGATTGGTTCACTGCTCCCTCTAAAGTCTCTGTCAAGATTGATGGAAGTCCTGCTATTGTGTGGGGTCGCAATCCTGCTAATGGTAAGTTCTTTGTAGGCACCAAAAGTGTCTTCAATAAAGTTAAAATCAAAATCAATCATTCTCACGAAGAGATTGATACAAACCATCAGGGTAAGGTAGCAGATATTCTTCACGCTTGTTTTGATAGTCTTCCCCGCACAAAGTACATCTATCAGGGAGACTTTATCGGTTTTGGTGGGGATGATACTTACCGTCCAAATACAATTACTTACAAGTTTCCTGAAGTAATTGAGCAAAGTGTTATTGTTGCTCCTCACACTGAGTACACTTGTGAGGATGATCTTCGTAATGCTATCGCACAACCTATCACCAAACGTTTTGTTGATACTTATGATGTAAAATGGGTGCAACCTGAGGCAGAAATCTGTCCACACCTGGATGATATTGAAGACTTCTGCAAGTTTGCCAAGCAAATGAGCACCCTTTGTACCTTTGTGAGCAATAAACAAGCAGCAGAACTTAAAAAAATCATCAATTCCTATATCCGTGAGGGTAAGGCAATCGATGAGCATGAAATTGCAGAAAATTTCAATGTTGACATCAACCTGATGCGTTTGTGGAAGTTAGTGTATTCAATCAAGGTAGACTTGTTCTTCTTCATTGACACTGACGATAGTATTTCCTGTGAAATTGATGGTAATGAGAGTGAGCATGAGGGTTTCGTAATGAATAATCGTTATGGAACTTACAAAATAGTTGATAGACAAACTTTTAGTCGTCTTAATTTTACCTTGCCCAAAGTTTGGTGATAAATAATGGTGCTTATGTTTGGTCACACAAGCACATTAGAGGGGCAGAAATGTCCCTCTTTTGATATAAATAATCAAGACCAAACATAAAGCAGTTATGAATAAAGTAAGTGTTCAATCATTGAACGAATGTTTCAATGTATCTTGGCAAGACTACATTCTATGGAAAGAAGAATGGAATGAAAAATTAGCATATTCTGGTGCTCCTCCTTGGAATAAAGGAAAGTCTGGAGAATATAAATTTCCCGAACATAGTGAGTTTATGAAAACTTTTCCTCGCACACCTGAAAGTAACAAAAAGCGTAGTGAAACTATGAAGGGAAAAAAGAGGAGACCAAGGACAGATGAGGAAAAAAGAAAAATAAGTGAAGCACTGAAAGGTAAAAAGTACAAGAAAAGAAGTGAAGAGCATTGTAAAAAGATAAGTGAGAGAATGAGAGGTGAAAATAATCCACAATATAAACATGGGAAATATTCTGGGGGGTAATTAAAGTTACTCACCTTCAAAGTGTCCTAGTAGTATGAGCACCACTGAAATGCAACTCCAAGCACAAGAAACCATCGCAGATAACGTGCTTAAATACACTCAAATGCTTATTGAAGCACTGAAGCATAACTATGTTCAGTATTCTATTCGCGGGCATCAACGTTCTGCCGAGCGTGGTGATAGTGTAGAGTATCATCTTCGTTGCGTTGATGAACTTAAGAGTGGTATTTGCCCTATTGATTATGAAATTCAAAGCGGAAAGAAATACCACAAAGTCATCTTTGTTGATGGTGGAGGACATCGTTCTGTTCATTGTTTTATTGACAAGAACACTGGTTCAGTTCTAAAATCAGCATCTTGGAAAGCACCAGCAAAAGGTGAAAGATACAATCTCCTGCTGATTAAGGACCGTGAGTATCTTTTGAAAAATGCAACTTGGTGTGGGTCGCATCTGTATGCTCGTTGAATTAAAATACCTCACCTCCAAACTGTTCTAGTAGTATGAGCAACACTGAAACAATGACTGACACTAAAGCATTGATGATCACAAAGTCTCTCAAACTTCTGCGTGATGGGTTCAAGAAAGACTTTGCTACTGCTGTTTATGCTGATGAGAGAATGACTGAACTTCTACACGAACTTTCGAGTGAGTTTGTGGATGTAAACATTCCTTTGGTTGATGATGAAAATAAGATTGAACTTGCAATGATGTTGATGGAAACCCTAGATATTGTAGCACGATGACTTACTCAAATCTCTCCAAAATTCGTCCCAAACTTCGCACCGAAGGTCGCATAACTGGGAATTGGGGTAAATCAAAAGTTAAAGCAGGTTCATCACTCAATGACATCGGTGGTGATGGTAACATTGGAGAAACGCAGGATCAATACCTAAATCGTCTTTATTATGCCTTTGATAATACTGATGACGACAAACTAAAACGGTTCATTTACACTCAAATCCGCAACATTCACGTTCAAAGAGGTACTTGGTAATGGCAACTTGGAAAGCAGATGTATTCGTCAACTCTCGCGTTGGTAGAATTAGCACAGAAGTTGAGGCAGCATCATTCTCTGGCGCACAGGAGCAAATATATGCTAAACACGGCAATGTTCAGCAAATTGTAAACCTTCGTCAGGTAAACTCTTCTAACAGTTCTTCTTCAAGTTCTAGTGTAGATGGAAGTGGTGCGATTGGTCTTGTTGGTTTAGTTCTTGTTGCTTGGTTGGCGACTACTTTTACTCCGTGGATTTTGATGCTTGTAGGTGGTGCTGCTGGTGCCTGGATTGGCGAAAAAGTAACAGGACAAAGTATTGAAGAATATAATGAACGTGAGGACGATATGGGTCACGGGAAAGCAGCAACTGTTCTAGCACTGTCACTTATTCTGGGCGGCATTGGTTTCGTCAAAGGTGATGAAATCAAAAAAGGGTTTGATGCTCCTACTGACACTCCTGCTCAAGTACAACAAGCAAAGTGACAATAAAGTCACTTACCGTTAAACTGTTCTAGTAGTATAACAAACGAAACTGATGTCTAAAACTATTCGCAAGGGTCATTCTTCAAATTATTATCCTTATCGTTACCCTAAAACTTTCAACGAAAGGAAACAACTTGTAACTCTACTTCACGACGATGAAGTAACACTGCGAAACCGTGATAAGTCTAAGATCTCTAGTCTTCCTGATGTGTATGATGACATCGTAAAGAGTGGGTATTATGAAGACTACTCTTGGAAACATCACTGGAATTAAAGTTACTCACCTTGAAAGTGTCCTAGTAGTATGACCAACACTGAAACTCCCAAGATGACCATTCATTACGCAAATCTCTTCGCCCAGAATGTTGATCTTACCGAAGGGTTTGTAACTGATTTCAAGCGTACTTTCCGTAGCAATACTTTTGACAAATATACCCAAAACAATGAGAAAGTTTATATCAAGCACAGTGTAGATCGTGATACTAAACTTGATGTTTTCACTGTGGAAGCAATGATTTATGAATATCGTGGGTGTTGGGTTGGTAACCAAAAAACCTTTGGCAAGTTTGATACTTTTGCTGATGCTGTTGCTTGTGCCCGTAGCGTAGAACTGCCTAAAGGTAGCATTAGTGAGGATGAAGCATATTCTCTGATGTGTAACTGAAACCGTCTGGTGAGTTAAAGTTACTCACCTCCAAAGTGTCCTAGTAGTATCACCACTGAAACCTGATGACTGAAACCTACGTTAAGTTCTGGTCTAAAGAGTTAGATTCTCCAGAATATATCGGTCCTTTCGATACTGAAGAACGTGCCGAAATGTATGCTGATGCTGAGAACTATCGTCTCTCTTTAGCAGGTATCCCTGGCGATGTTGCAAACTATTCTGTTGTTTGAAGTATGAAAGACATTCGTATTCGTGTCGAAACTTACGATGGTTTATGTACCATTTGGTATGAACGTTCCAAACTCAAGAACGCTTGTGATGTAATCAGTAAGCGTGTCTACAATCAACTTTGTGGTTTGAATATCAAAGAAGTCCACGTTTCTGTTATCTAAACTATGCGAATCGCACTTCTGGTTATCACTCTAGCACTGGGACTTAAGGTTGCTGGTGCTGCTCACGCAACTGTGAGTGAGTATCAAGAACGACAGGCAGATAAGTTCTGTCAAGTTGACCCTAACTACTGCAAATGATGCAATTCCAAGTAACTGAAATTGAGTTTGATTTCACTGACGATCTTGATGATGTGGCACTTGATGTTGAATCTCAGGATGAAATCTATGATGAAGTCTTAGGTCAAATCTGGGAAGCATCCGACGAAGATGACCTCGTAGAAGAGATTACAACTGCCTACGGTTGGTGCATCAAATCCATCGACTATCGTATCGTTCTGAAATGAAACATTCCAACACCGTTCGTATCATTGACAAACTAGGATTGTTCCCTGAGACTAAAGGTAAAGCACGTTATATTTCCGTCAAAACATATAATCACGCGATGGAAATTGTTGATGAACAAAATAAACTAGGCAACGCTGCTACAATCGTCTTCTGGTGATTTCCCTATCAAATCCTATGAGCAGCACTAAAAACAAATTGACTGAACTTGAGTGGTTTTTGAAAGAGAAATGCCAGCAAGATCCTGACCTTCTGGATACTATTATCGGTGAATATGTGTGGAATCTGAGTAATGATAAACTGAAGGAACTTGAGGATTTTCTTACCAACAACTTCGGTGACGATTAAAGTTACTCACCTTCAAAGTGTTCTAGTAGTATGACTGCTGAAACCACGATGACCAAACTAACCACAAATCAGGTTTATGGCAAACTGAAAGTAACTGATTTCAGTGTATTTGAGAAACCTGGTAAGAACAAAGGTGCTCGCGGGCAACTGTTAGAAACTGTCCTGGGAGTTCCTAACTCTTCTGACCTCAAAGATCTGGAGGATGGAGAGATCAAGACTTTCACTGTTGGTGAATCTATTGCTGCCACACAGTTGAAGCATTGTTTGTCCGAAATCATCGAAGATTCTGTGTCTTTTGATGATAGCAAAGTCGGGCAGAAACTGAAGCAAACTCTCTACGTTGGTTTCACCCGCAACAACGATTATGTTGGTTGTGAGATTCTGAATGAAGAAACTCACCCTGAACACTATCAAGAACTGCGCGAAGATTATGATTATATTTGTGACAAGATTCGTCGTGCATTTAATATCGAAAGCGAACTGAATACCATCACTGGACCTAACGGACTTCTGCAAATCCGCACCAAAGCATCTAAAACTAACGGTGCTTATGTTCCTCTCCGTTTTGCAGGTGTGACCCTTAAGGATAAGGGAATGGCATTTTATCTGTGTGGTCAATTTGGTCGCAATCTGTTCTGAATTAAAGTTACTCACCTTCAAAGTGTTCCAGTAGTATGAGAAACACTGAAATCGACTTCCAAGATACCATTGCTCCCGCACTTCGAGAGTATATGTGCAACAATCACACAGACCTGAATGATACTGTAGATTGGGTTTGTGATGTATTTAATCTCGATGCAACTGTTGAACTGATTGATCAGATTGCTAATGAGTTTGATTCTTTCTTTGGTAAAAGACTAACACAAATGAACTACTACAAAATCACTGAAATTGAGTTTGATTTTGACTATGAAGATCTCACTGAAGATGAGAAAAAAGAGATTGTAGATTATGCAAAAGATGGTCTGTGGGATTCTCCCAATGGGGAAGAATATCTTGCAGATGTTATCACAAACGAAACTGGTTGGTGCATTAAATCTTTGCGGTACGACATCATTAACTGAATGTTTGAGTTCCTATTCTTTTCGAGCATTGTCATTCGTTATTACTTTCATCACTAAATGGCAGCAAAACGCTTAACATTCAAACCCCCTTGTAAAATGAAGACAATCCTCCTCATTTTCATTGTTGCGTTTATACTTTCTCCCAGTGTTCGCAACACAACTTCATCCGCACTTTACACTGCCGCAGATATTATTTCCACCAATGATTGAGACAGAGTTTTATATTCTTTCGGCAGAACAATACAATGAATGTTATCGTTTTGCGGAAGAACTGGGAGTGACTGTTGATTACTTTCTTCTAGAGTTTACAGATATTGAAACTCAAGAAGTTGAAGTCAATTAAAGTTACTCACCTCCAAAGTGTCCTAGTAGTATCACCACTGCTAAAGTTTCTCAAATGATCAAACAACCCTTCTACAAAACGTTTGTTCTTTATAGCAACATTCTGAATGAGTTTACTGTAGAGTCTCTCATCAATGTCTCTCTTGAGAGTGCCTATCGTTGCGGACAGAATGTACTTCACGATGAGAGTGTTTATGGTTATATCATTGTGAAGATCGAAAACAACTCTTGGCAAGTGATTAACGAAACTGTCCAGGGTTGTGATTATACTGTCTACGAACATAATGGCACTGTGCATGTAAAAGAGGGCAAAGATTCTATCGTTCTTGTTTGACATAAGTTTCTTTTTTTCATCATGACTAACACTTTTGACCGTCAACAACTCATCGCTGATTATGCTCAACAGATTCTAGATGGGATGGATTATAAAACAATGGAGTGTTTCGTTTATGACACTTTGCGCGACAATCTTTCTTCTTATAGTGATGAAGAACTGATTGCAGAAGTGACTGAATACAATCCCGAACTTCTTGAAGAATGATGACAGTAACTGTTTCCCCCAAAAGTAAGAAAGCAAAAAATAGGTTTCATAATTTAATGGACAGCAATGATGTTTGTATTGTAGAGCAACAACATCAGGATAAAATGTTCCTTACGTCTGCCAATGGTAAGAATCATTTTTGGGTGAAACTTACAGCAGACAATGACTGGAATATCATTGTCAATTAAAGTTACTCACCTTGAAAGTGTCCTAGTAGTATCACTCCTGAACTTCCCACAATGAGTATCATCGAACGTCAAATGAATCAGGCAATTCTCAACAGCGAGAATTGGAGGAATGACAACACGATGGTGATTTATTCCCCCGAACGTGATGCCTCTTATGTGTATCTTCACGGCAATCACATTGCAACGATTCTAGAGACTTCCATTTCACTTTATACTTGTGGTTATAAAACAAACACTACTAAATCGCGTCTTAATGCTATTCTCTCAGAGCACGGAAATGGTGCCCGTATTGTTCAATCGAACTACGAATGGTTTGTGATTGATAACGGTCGTAAAGTTCCGTTCACTGAAGGAATGATTCTTAACTGAACTTGCTTATCAATTTAACTGAATTATGAACACTAATTTCATGACTTTCGGGACTGCACTTATCGCTGCTGGTTATCACTTCCAACCTGAATGTGGTGCCTATTGCAGGGATGATTCAAATGGTAATCTTCACTCTTATGTGAATGAAACTGATGATACTTGGTCTTATGAAAAGTATAATGAATCTGGGCAACTTGTTGAATCTGAAGTATTCTCACTGAACTGAATCAAT